CGGCGCGTGGCGGTGGAGTAAGCGCCGCACAAGCGGAGGGCCAGCGCGTAACGCGGACTGGCGCCGGAGGCCCTAACCGGCACGATCAACCAAAGCCCCGCCACGCGGGGCTTTTTCTTTGGGCCAAGCCCATCCATCCAGCCCGAGGGGCATATCCGTGAGCGATGAAATCGACCTGACCTCGCCCGAGGTCAAGGCGGCGATCGACGCTGCCGTTTCGGAGGCCGTCGAAGGCCTCAAGTCCAAGAACACCGAGCTGCTCGGCAAGCTGAAGAAGGCGCAGAAGGACAGCGCCATCGACCCGGCCGACCTGGAAGCCGTCGAGCGTGAGCGCGACGAACTCCGGGCCAAGCTGAGCGACGCGACCAAGGCCGCCAACAAGGCGACCAAGGAACTCGAGGCCGCCACCAAGCGGGCCGCGGAAACCGAGGCGGCCTTCAACAACACCCTGCGCGATTCGGCGTTGACCGAGGCCCTCACCAAGGCCGGCGTCACCAGCCCGGCGCTGCTCAAGGCAGCCAAGGCACTGCACGCCAGCGGGGTGGAAGTGGTCGACGACAACGGCGCGAAGGCGGTCAAGGCCGGCGACAAGGCGCTCGCGGACTTCATCACGGAATGGGCCGGTAGCGACGAGGGCAAGTACTTCGTCACGGCGCCCGAAGCAAATGGCGGTGGAGCGCAAGGCGGCCACGGCAGAACCACACCAACCGGCGACGCCGGCGGCGACCAGGCGGCACGAACCGCCCGCGCTGCCGAGTTGCTCAAAGCCAACTCCGCATAAAGGAACACCCCCATGTCACTGACCAACATGAAGGTCTTCAACGCCACCGTTCAGACGATGACGATCGAGACCCTCGCCCAGCAGGTCGAGAAGTTCAACGCCGCCTCGCGCGGTGCCATCACCCTGACCACGCAGGGGTTCGAGGGCGACTATCGCTACGAGAACTTCTGGCAGGGCATCCACAGCGCCCGCCGTCGCGTCGATCGCTACGCCACCAACGCCGCCGCTTCCGCGACCAACCTCGCGCAGCTGCAGTCGGTCGGCGTCAAGGTCGCCGGCGGCTTCGGTCCCGTTGCCTGGGAGCCGGGCCAGCTGGCCTGGGTGCAGAAGTCGCCCGCCGAGGCCGCCGAGGTCATCTCGCGCAACCTCGCCGAAGCGATCCTGCAGGATCAGCTGAACACCGCGATCGCGGCCCTCGCGGCGGCCATCGAGTCGCAGTCGGACGCGACCTACGACACCGCGACCGGCCCGATCAGCTACGTCGACCTGAACCTGGCGCACGCCAAGTTCGGCGACAGCTCGAGCCTGATCGTGGCGGACGTGATGGACGGCGCGCAGTACCACGCGATGATCGGCCAGAACCTGGCCAACGCCCAGCAGCTCTACCAGAGCAACGGCGTGCTCGTGGTCGACATCCTCGGCAAGGCCGTGGTCGTCACCGACGCCCCGGCGCTGCGCGAGTCGCCCTCGACGATCACCAACGACGTGAAGGTGCTCGGCCTCGTGGCAGGTGCCGCGACCGTGTACGACGGCTCGGCGCTGATCACGAACATCGAGACCAGCAACGGCAAGGAGCGTATCGAGTCGACCTTCCAGGCCGACTACGACTTCGGCGTCGCGCTCAAGGGCTACGCCTGGGACGTGGGGAACGGCGGCAAGTCGCCGACCGACACCGAGCTCGCGACGGGCTCGAACTGGGACAAGGTCGCGACCAGCATCAAGCACACCGCTGGCGTCATCTGCCTGGGCTTCGCCAAGTAAGGCCCCGGAGCCGGGTTCGCCCGGCTCCACTTCTTCATGCTGGCCGACCTCCCCGACAACTGGCAGCACCGCGACATCGCGGCCGCGCTGGGGTTCGTTCGGGGTTTCGGGCTGGCAGTCGATGGCGGTGCCCACCGCGGCACCGTCACCGCACAACTGCTGCGCCGCTTCGAGCGCGTGGTAGCCATTGAACCCGGCCCATTGGCCGCCCGCATCCCGGCGCAGGCCGAGGTCGTGCGCGCGGCGCTTGGGGCCGAGCCCGGTCGCTGCAGTATGCGCGACGGGCAAGAGAACACCGGCGAGCGCCACTGCATCGCCGGCGACGACGTCGAGGTAATCACGCTGGACTCGCTGGGCTTGGCGCCGGACTTCATCAAGCTGGACGTCGAGGGGTGGGAGTTCTTCGCGCTCAAGGGCGGCGAGGCCACCATCCGCACGCACCGGCCGATCGTGATGCTCGAGGAAAAGGGGCACGAGTTGCGCTACGGCTTGCCGGCGCGCGCGGGCTGCGCGCTCATGGAATCGTGGGGCGCCAGGCTGGTGCACCAGACGCGGGCGCGGGACTGGATTTACGCATGGTGACGCCGGTGTGCGTGCTGCGATCGGGCGGCGACTTCGCGCCCGAGCACGTGCAATGGCTCGCGCGGCAGGTGCCCGGACTGGTCTGCCTGTCCGACGTGCCGGTGCCGGGCGTCCCGTGCCTACCGCTCGTCTACGACTGGCCGGGCTGGTGGGCCAAGATGGAAGCGTTCGGGCCGGCGATCGACGGCGACATCCTGCTGCTCGACCTCGACACGGTCGTGCTGCAGATGCCGGCCATGCCGACCGAGACGACCGTGTTGCGCGACTGGGTCGAGCCGAGCGTGATCAACAGCTCGCTCATGTACGTGACCGCCGCCGACCGCGCGCGGGTCTGGTCCGCATGGATCGCCGACCCCGCCGGGCACATGGCGCGGTGCACGCGCTGGCCGAAGCTGGGCGACCAAGGGTTCCTCGTGGAACACCTGGCCGACGCGGCGCGCTGGGGCGAGGAAGTGGTCAGCTACAAGGTGCACTGCCGCGGCGGCGTGCCGGCGGAGGCGCAGGCGGTCTGCTTTCACGGCAAGCCCCGGCCTTGGCAGGTGCGCGCGGCATGGATCCCGCCGCTTGTGCCGACGACCGCAAAGGGCCACTTCGCCGACCTGGCGCTGCGGCACAAGGGCAAGCGAATTTGCGTCATCGGCGGCGCCCCGATCGCGGAGCTGCCGAAGGCCGACGTCTACATCAGCACGAACGCCCACGGCGTCGGGCTGGTGCAGCCGGACTACGTGCTGGCGATGGACGAGGTGCACGGGGTCGAGAAGGTGCCGATGGGGGCCTGGCTGCGCTCGCGCAGCGACGCGCCGATCATCAGCCCGCACGACTTCGCCGACTACCGGCTGAGCAACTGGCCGCAGAATCCGCGGTTCGTGCTCTCGGGCATGGTCGGCGCCTGGATGGCGTGGCTCATGGGCGCCAAGGTCGTGATCCTCGCCGGCATGGACGGATACGGCGGGCAGGGCGGCTACAAGGACGAGGCCCGCAAGATCGACCGCGACATTCACTGCCCGGTGCGCGTTGCCGGCGGCGGGCCGCTGACGTGCACGTGGCCCGAGTACGACCCCGACGAGCGGTTCGGCAAATACAAGCCCAGCACGGCCATCGACGGCTGGCTGGGGAACGACGGAATCATCACGGTGCGCGCGCGGAAACCGTGCATGGGGCTGAACATCGGACAGCAAGCGCGCGTGCTGCGGCACGAAGTCGCGCGGCTGTTGAAGCACCGCATGGTGGAGGAGGTCTAGGTGGCGCTGATCGTTGAGGACGGCACGGGCCTGACGGACGCCGAGGCGTACATCTCGGTGGCGGATGCCGACACGTACTTCGCCGCCCGCGGCAACGCGGCGTGGTCCGCCCTGGACGAGGCTGGAAAGGAGGCCGCGCTGCGGCTGGGCTTCGATTACATGGGCGCGGTCTACGGCCAGCGGTGGAAGGGCTGCCGCGTGTCGGCGACCCAAGCCGGCGACTGGCCGCGTGATGGCGTGTGCGTCGACGGCTACGAGCTGCCCGACGACGAGGTGCCGCTGCAGGTCGCGCGCGCGAACGCCGAACTGGCGGTGCGGGCGTCGGCCGGCTCGCTGCTCGAGGACCAGGGCGCGCAGGTGAAGTCGGAGCAGGTCGGGCCGATCGCGGTGTCCTACATGGACGGCGCACGGCAGGCGATCAAGTACGCGGCGGTCGACGCGATGGTCGCGGCGCTGCTGCGCGGCGGGGCGAACATGGTGCCGGTGGTGCGGGCGTGAGTGGACTGCTGATCCCGATTGCGATCGGTGTTGCGGTCGCGCTCACGCTCGACGCGCTTGTGATCCTGATCGTTCGGCGCCTTTGGCCATGACTGCCTTCAACTACCCCGCCACCGCCGCAACGGCAACCCGCCTCCTGCAGCGCTTCGGGGCGGCCTGCACGATCAAGCGCCAGACCGGCACGGCCTACGACCCGGAGACCAGCACCAACGTCCCGACGTACACCGACACGGCCAGCACCGCCGCGGTGTTCGCCTACGACCAGAAATACATCGACGGGACGCTCATCAAGCAAGGCGACCAGCGCGCCTACTGCGCGCCGGCGGCCGAGCCCAAGCAGGGCGACCAGTTCGTATGGCAGGGGACGACCTACACCGTCGTCGCCGCCAAGCCTGTGAGCCCCGCCGGCGTGCCGGTGCTGTTCGAGGCGCAGATCCGTGGCAGCTGACACGTTCGCCCTCGACCTCGCCGCGTTCGCCGCCAAGGCCAAGGCCGCGCCCGGGCAGGTGGCCGCCAAGGCAACCATCGACGTTCTCGCGGCCGTGGTCGACCGCACCCCGGTCGGCAACCCGGACACATGGAAGAACCCGCCGCCCCCCGGCTACGTCGGCGGCCGCGCGCGTGCCAACTGGAACGCCTCGCTGGGTTCGCCCGACCTGTCGGTCACGTTCGACATCGACGCCAGCGGCGCCGGCACGGTCGCGCGCGGCGCGGCGCGCATCGGCACCGACACCCAAGGCGAGGACGCCTACATCGTCAACTCGCTGCCGTACATCCGGCCGCTCGAGTACGAGGGCCACAGCCGCCAGGCGCCGGCCGGCATGGTCCGCGTGACCGTGGCGGAATGGCAGACCTACGTCGACGGCGCCGTCGCCAAGGTGGCCACGTGAGCACGCAGACCATCCGCGAGGCATACGAGGGCCGGCTGGCGACGTGGGCGGCCGGACGCAGCACGCCGCTGCGCGTGGCGTTCGAGAACGTGCCGTTCACCCCGGCCGGCGGCGAGACCTACCTGCGCGTGCACATCCTGCCCGCGCGCACGGTGTCGGCCGACCTCGAAGGCGACCACCGCGGCTACCGCGGCGTCTGCCAGGTTTCCATCGTCTGCCCGATCAACGTCGGCGCCGGCGCGGCCGGCAACACCGCCGACGAGATCGCGGCCCTGTTCCCCGTGAACCTGCGCGTGACCCGCGAGGGCATGACGGTGCAGGTCATCACGCCTGCGAGCGTGGCGCCTGCGCTCCCGACTGACAGCAGCTTCACCGTCCCCGTGTCGTTCGAGTACCGAGCCGACACGATCTAACCCGGCGCCCCGCCGAAAACCAGCCCCGAAAGGGGCTTTTTTTGTGCCCGCTCGTCGGGCTTCATCCCCGAGGAAAAACCCACCATGGCTGTCTCCCTTCCGAATGGCTCCCTGGTCGCGATCGCGAGCGGCTACGGTTCCGACGTCACCATCTCCGCCATCTCGAACGCCGATCCCGGCGTGGCCACCGCGGCCGCCCACGGGTTCAGCGACGGCGACTACATCGAGGTCACCTCCGGCTGGTCGCGCCTGACCGACCGCGTCGTGCGCGTCGATGGCTCGACCACCGGCACGTTCGACCTCGAGGGCATCAACACGTCCTCGACCACGATCTTCCCGGCCGGCGCCGGCGCGGGCACCGCGCGCGACATCACCGGCTTCACCCAGATGGCGCAGATCACCGGCTCGCAGTCGAGCGGCGGCGAACAGCAGTTCCTCGACTACCAGTTCCTCGAGGCCGACGCCGCCAAGCGCATCCCGACGTTCAAGTCGCCGGCGCAGATCACGTTCACCGTGGCCGACGACCCGAGCCTGCCGGGCTACGCGCTGGCGAAGGTCGCCAACGACGACCGCCTGCCCCGCGCCGTGCGTGTCACCCTCGCCAATGGCGGCATCCTGCTCTACAACTGCTACGTCTCGCTGAGCACGATCCCGTCGCTCACCGTCAACGAGCTGATGACCGTGCAGGTCACCCTGTCGCTGCTCGGCGAACCCGTGCGCTACGCCTCCTGATGGCGAAGATCCGGCTCAACCCCGACCCGACGTTCAAGGCCAAGGTCTCGATCCCGGTGCCCG